GAAGAAATCATTGTAATTGTCAACTGCGAAATAGCGGATTCGGTTGGCTACCAGGACGACGAGCTCGTCCGGAACAGGACGGAAGCTCTCGACTACTATTACGGCCGACCGCGAGGCGATGATGTTGAGGGCAATAGCAAGGTTCAATCTCCGGACCTGGCAAACATGGTGGAAGCTGTGATGAGCAATATTATGCCAGCTTTCGCCGGCGATACTCTTGTGATGTTCGAAGCGGACGGTCAAGACGACGTCAGACAGGCATTGGTTGAGAGTGAAGTCGTTAACAATCAAATCATGGAACGTAATCGAGGTTATGTCCAAATTAGTGAGGCGATCAAAGATTGCTTATTGCTACGTAATGGTTTACTCAAGTGTGACGTCATTGAGACCGAGGAGTCTTTTAGCCAGGAGTATAGCGGGATCGATGATGTCACACTTGCGCTAGCGCTAATGGAACAGCGAGAGAACGAGTCGAAGGAGCTTTCCACAGCGAAGGAGAACAAGGACGGATCGATCGACGCGACGATTACAACGGTCCGGATCTCGCGGGAGTTGTCGGTCGTCAGTGTGGATCCGACCAACTTCATAGTGAATACGAATCACGATTCCATATTTCTGGGCGACGCCAGATTCCAGGCGGAGCGGGATTATCCTACCCGGACGGACCTGATAAACGAAGGTTTTAAAAAGTCGGTCGTTGAGTTGCTTCCCAGTTATGTAACCGAGACTCAACTCGATAAAATCGCGAGACGGCAGAGCGAGGACGAGCTCGACCAGGCAGGTAGCCAGATCGATGAGTCGATGGAAGCGGTGGAGCGTTATACCTCGTTTCTTCGGGTCGACCGGGACCAGGACGGAGTTGCCGAGTTGCATCGGTTGGTTAGTGTTGGGAATACACTCCTTGAGGATGATCTGGTCGATTTCAGCGTGTACGTGTCCGGGTCCGCATTCATCAATCCGCATCAATATGACAGCTTATCATTGTTCGACAAGTTGAAAAATATCCAAGACATCAAGACAAAGACCTTGCGACAGTGGCTCGATAACCTGGATGCAAACAATCATTTAACGACAGTTATCGTTGACGGAGCCGTGAATATTGAGGATGCGAAGTCTACCAGACCAGGGAAGCTAATCCGGGCACGGTCTCCGGATGCGATACGGGAGATGCCGATCGCGGACCTTGGATCCTCGTCTCGATCATTGCTTGAATATGCCGATCAGATACGATCGGAATCCGGAGGCGCCTCGTTAGATCTACAAGCAGCTGGTTTACAATTGGCTGGCGAGACTGCTCACGGCGTCGAGCGTCAAATGGGATCCAAGGAGCAGCTGGCGGCGATGATGTGTCGTAATATCGCGGAGACGCTGATCCGGTCGCTGTTTCTACTGGTTCATATGACGATGCGAACGAAACTACCTGGCGGGATCGATGTCAGGATCGGGAATGAGTTTGTTACGGTCAATCCGAATGAATGGGTAGAGCGGACCCGGGTCAATGTTAAGGCGGGACTGTCGATCCAGGAGCGAGCGGCGAAGAAGCTAGTTTTAGAGCAAATCGTTGCAAAGCAGACGGAGCTATTTCAGTCCGGGTTAGATGGGACACTGGTATCCATGCAAAATTATCACAATGCGTTAACGGATTGGATGAGAGCGTCGATGGTAGACAGCCCGGAGCGCTATTTCCTGGATCCGATGAGCAAGGAGAGCAAGGCAGCTGCGGACAGCAAAACTCAACAGCGACAGCAAGCCAAGCAGGACCAGGAGAAACAGCAGCATATGTTGTTCGGCGTCCAGAACCAGCTCGAACAAATGCAAATAAAGTTGAACAAGTACGAGTTCGACAACGAGCTCCGGTTCAAGTATTGGAAGGAGTCTGAGGCTAACAAACTAGACGAGGGTAAAGCGATCGCGTCGGGAGCGGTCGAAATTGAGAAACTTGATGCGCAGCAAGGGGCAAAGAGTGAGACCTGAATCAGCTATAAAGCTAATGGTATCGAAGGAGTGGAAGGAGCTCATCGAGGAGGTTGACGATTGGATATTTAGCGATTGGAAGCGAGCGGAAAAGCCGGCGGAGCGCGAGAAACTGTATCATGCGCGGGAAGGAGTCGTATACATGAAACGGATCCTCAACTCCTTGGGTAACCTTAACATTGAAGGTCAGGACGGAGACTCCGATGTCGAGAACAGAACAAGCCATTAGAGACAGCATTGATAAACTTCTTGCTCCGGAAACGGACCAGGATGACGGAGGGCCGGAACAACTAGATGAAGCCTTTGAGGATCACGACGAGAGCGGCGGCTCCCGGAGCGACGGCTCCCTTCGTCACGAAGACGATCAGATAGGCACTAAAGACCGAGGAAAAGTTGACGCGCTTTTTGATGATGAGAATCAAGACGAGAGCGGCGAACCTGGCGAGGACCAGGATGACGATGACGACCTGGACGAGGGTCCGGAAGATGAGCGACGACTCCCGGAAGAAAGTACAAACCGGGAAGATGATGACGAGAGTCTCGATGCAAACGCATTAGCCAAGAAACTAGATATTACAGTAAAAGAACTATATTCAGTCAAATTCAAGTATGGCGATCAGGGCGAGAGCTTAACGCTAGGTGAATTAAAGGACGTTGGAGCGAGAGCCGGACAGCTGGACGACGAGGCAGAGATGCTAGTAGACGATCGGACCAGGCTGGACAACGACAACATGAAATCGCGAGTTGAAATCCAAAACATAGTTTCCTTATTGCCGATCGAGTCATTAACGCCGGCATTGATCCAACAATCCAAAGAACAGCATGAGTCACTCGTCCGCCAGGAGCGGATTGCGTTACACGAGACAATTCCCGGCTGGAAGGAGCCGAGCGTCGAGTTAACGGACCGGGCGGCTATGAATGCGCATCTAGCGGAGTACGGATTTAAGGAGGTCGAAGCTAATTACATGATTGATCATCGGTTGATTAAGTTCATCCATGATATGACTGTAATGCGTGACCGATCGAAACTGAAAGCGGCCGAGGTCCGGAAGATCGCCAAGAAAAACCAACGGCGACGGAGACCGGGAGTCGTACCAGGATCGAAGGGTAAACATTCACGTGCAAAGGCACTAGGAAAAGGAGGAGACGCTCGCGGCGCTATCAATGTTCTATTTGAGGATTAGCAACCGTGGCAGTTCAATCATTAACATCGGCCGCATTAATCGCGGCATTGGAAGGTGGCTTGATACGTCAAGACATCATGGAACAAATCAGTGATATAACGGACTTTCCGCTTGTGTTCACTGACCTGATCGGAACCGGCTCGCATAAAAACGAGTATTCCGAATGGACTAAAGACCAGCTTGCCTCGCCAGACACGGCGAATGCGGTGATCGACGGACAAGTGACAGCCGGCGACGATTCGTCGTTAGGGGAAAGAGAAGGCAATCATTCGCAAACATCGGTCAAGAAGGTGAAAGTGTCTCATCGAGCTAATCACTCCGACACGATCGGACGAGCGAAGGAAGTAATTTATCAGATTCAACGCCGGACCAAGGAGCTCAAGCGCGACCTTGAGGCAATTATGCTGAATCGACAGCCGAGTCGCTCCGATGACGGAGACACGGTCGCCGGACTAGCGGCATCGTTTCAGTCCTGGTTAGTTACCAATACCTTCAGGGGTGCGACAGGTGCGGACGGAGGATTCGCGACAACGAGTCCGACAATTGTCGATGCGCCAGGAGCCGGGACCAAGGTCGCATTGGCCGAGTCTACGGTCCGGGATGCTTTGCAAGCGGCGTATATTTCTGGCGGCGATCCGAGCATATTCCTGACTACTCCAGGACTGATTCGAAAATGGTCCGAGTATCTGTTCACGTCGACAGCGCGAGTCGCGGTCCAGCAAACGCAAACCGGTAAGGCTCCGGTGCCGTCGACAGCGATCGGAACTGTTAATGTGTATGTGACTGATTTCGGATCGACTCTTTCGAGCACTCCGAATAGGTTGATGCCCAATTACACGGATGGGGATGTGACGGATGCTATCTTCCTGGATCCGGCCGGCGTCAAGATCTCGTTTCTTCAAGGGGTTCAATCCGAGCAGCTAGGCAAAACCGGAACCTTCGAGGAGTGGCTGATGTCTACAGATTGGACATTGCAGGTAATGAATGAGGCTCAACATGCAATTATTGCGGACGTTGACGAGAGTCTACCTGTACTGGTAGCACCAGCTTAATGGCCGGCGACAAGAGATCCACGGCTCCCGATAAGGAGGGAGCCGTTAAACCGGCTCCTGACCTGGTTCGTTTTTACAACGATAAGAAAGTCGGCTCTATATTCGTCTACCCAGGCAAGTTAGGACCGGGAGAGTATGCGGATATTCTCCGATCTTCGGCAGAATACATGATCAAGGAAAAGCATCTCGCGTGTCACTATGAGGAGATCAAGACGGGAGACGACGCTCATAAATAAATCAGATCTGCAGCTCCATATCAATAGCGAGATCCGGAAGGCGGAGCTCCGGCGGCTTGAGACGATGAGCTGGGAATTAGCGATTCCGCCGGCTGATTACAAGTTACTGATCGAGCTGGATCCGGAGCTCGTCTCCGACGATAAGTTGGTAAGGTTGATTGCTTGGAAAGAATTTATTGCGAGTGATCTGTCGATTCCTTATCGTGTCCGTGATGCACGTTCTAAAATGAGGATGACCAGTGGCAAAACGACAGCGAGGGAATAAACGTCGCCAGAGCGGCGGCTTCCGGAAAAGCGGCAAGGGTAATAGTGACGTAGTGCTAATGAGGGGACAGCCTAGCCAGCGTATAACGCGTCCTGGATTGAATCCAATACATCGCAAGCCGGAGGATCCATGAATCTAGGCGAATTAAAAACACTGGTTCAAGACTACGCGCATCGGACGGATCCGGCGACGATCAATAAGATAGGTGGATTTATTGACCTTGCGACAGCGAGAATCGGTCGAGATTTACAGTCGCTTGAGAATACAATCATTCTGGATCCGTTCAATCCGGTTGCATCCGGTACGATCGCGCCATTGCCGGACGACTATCGGCACATGAAAGAGATTTCATACAAGCAGGGGATCGCACGAGTGCAGCTTAGGGGTGCCAGTGTGGATACACTGTCGAAGTACAGGGATACGAGCGACTCGTCACTGTTCTACAAGATTCACGGCCGCAACATCGAGATAAAGCCATTCTCAACCAGGGACTACCGGCTGATTTATTACGCATCTCCGGTGCCGTTGGTCGATGACGAGGACGACAATGCTGTCCTGGACGCCTATCCGTATTTGTATCTATATGCGGCATTGGTTGAGATGTTTTTCTACGTCCAGCAAGGCGGTGGGATGACTCAAGCGCTTGAGACTTACACGAGCGAGATCACGGAAACGAATCGACAAGCGTCAAACGCGGAAGCCGGTGCTCAGTTAACAATGGGGTGAATCAATGTCTTTAGAAACCGGAACACAAATCGGAGACCTGGATCCAGCTAATCCGCCAGGTACGGATCCGCTCAACCAGGCGGACGACCATCTTCGTCTACTCAAGGTTTGCGTTCAGGGCAGCCTGGGTAATATGAAGGAAAAACTTTCTTTTGTTGATAACAATGTACCGTTACGCATGGCTAATCTTGCCAATGATAGTTATCTGAACATGATCCAGGTGAACATCAACGACGATGTTGAGGTAGGCGATGCCTCGACTAATCTCGTTTTGAGCGCGGTTGATACGATTGTCAGTAGTGGTGATCTCACTCTCAGTTCTGGCGTGATACTACAAAATGGTGGCGCTGATACAATAAACCAATTTAATTCTGGTTCAGGATATTCCAGCATATACGTTAAATCTGGCGATGTTGACGGCACTTCTTATGTATTCTTTGGCACTATACCAGGGGGTGAAACAGGCCGGATCGTTGTACGGGGTTCAACTGGAACCATGTCATTTGGGACAGGACCATCC